TGGTGGTTTATTAAATACAGGCTCAGCTGTATATGCTGTTATTGCTGGTGGTTATAATAATTTATCCTGTAATAGTGGTACCTTTGTTGGTGGTGGTTATACAAATAAAGCTACTGGAGATAGATCAGTAGTGGTTGGTGGATATAACAACTGTGCTACAGCAACATATGCAACTGTTGGTGGTGGTTATTTAAATACATCATCTGGTTATCAATCAACAATAACCGGTGGTCAATCTGGTATAGCATCAGGTTATCAATCATCTATATTAGGTGGTGCTCTTAACTGTGCTACAGGATGTAGATCAACATCAATAGGTGGGTATGCAAACTGTGCTACTGGATATGGTACTGTTATTGCTGGTGGCCAAAATAGTAGAGCAACTCTTGATTATAGTACTGTAAGTGGTGGTTATAATAATACTGCTTCTGGTATTCTTTCAATAGTAGGAGGTGGTAGAAACAACGTAACATCAGCTACAGGTTCAGGTACATTTAGTGGTAGATATAACCAAGCTATAGGTAACGATAGTTTTGTGGGTGGTGGATATAATAATAAATCTTGTGGTCTCCTTTCAGCTGTTGGTGGTGGAACTGTAAACATAGCATCTGGATCTTATTCTATAATAGGTGGTGGGTGTTGTAATACTGCATCCAATAGTTATTCAACAATAGCTGGAGGTAGAAATAACTGTGCCTCTAATCTTGATAATTTTATTGGTGGTGGGTTTAAAAATACAGCTTCAGGACTAGGTGCTGTTGTTGTAGGTGGGTGGACTAATACCGGCTCTATTAATTTTGCTACTATTGTTGGTGGATGTAATAATACAGCATCAGGATATAATTCATTTGTTGGTAGTGGAAATAACAATATAGCTAGTGGTTCGAATAGTGTTATTAGTGGTGGTGGTAATAATACTGCTTCCAATTTATATAGCACTATAGGAGGAGGTAGACAAAATTGTGCAGCAGGTGCTTGTTCAACAATTGGAGGTGGTTGGCAAAATACAGGATCATTAGGTTATGATACTATAGCTGGTGGTTATAAAAACCGTGCTATAGGTAGTGGTGGATTTGTTGGTGGAGGAGTATGTAATTTAACCTGTATTACAAGTGTTGTTGCAGGTGGATGTAGTAACTCAGCTTCTGGTTCATACTCAGTAATAGTAGGAGGTAGTGGGAATAAAGTTACAGGTGCTGTAGGTGGTATTTTAGGTGGTACTAATAATACTGTTAACCATGCTTGCTCATTTATTGTAGGAAATGCTTTAACTTCAGCTGCTGCTAATACAACATATACTAACGCTTTATCTAAGGCATCAGGTACATTTAGAATAGACCACCCCGATCCAAGTAAAACTGCTACCAAATACTTACAACACTCATTTGTTGAATCACCAACTAGAGGTGATAACATATACAGATATTCTATAGAAACATGCGGTTTTTCAGCATCATTAGCTTTACCTGATTATTACAAATATTTAAATGAAAACGACCAAATATTTGTTACACCTAAAAACCATTTTGGTGCTGCTTATGGTATAATGGATGAAGCACAAACACAAGTTAATTTCTGTTCAAACTGCGACGGTGAATACAATGTATTAATTATTGGTACTCGTAAAGATATAGATGCTAAAAATGGTTTCTTAGGAGTGGAAATTTGGAAATAAAATATTATATTATAAAATAAAACATATAAAATTATGTTACTAGGAAAATTAGAAACACCATTTACTAAAGTAATACAGTCTGGCCCTTTTGAATCAACAACAATTACTGCTGATTATATGGTTATAGGAACCCAAACATATGTAATGGGTGAAAATAATGTTACTTTTGAATTAAGATTTGGAAATATCATTATAGAAGATTTAAATGAAAGATTTGATATTGTATCAAGACATAATCTTCAAATGACCCAAGAAGAATTATCAACATGGGGCACCGATGACACAATACTTTTTCAGCTTGTTGCTGATAAAATAGGTGTATCTATTGTTGAAACTATAATTAAAGATTTTCATTACACATATTAAAATAACAATATTATGATTTTAGGAAAAATTAATCCAGTAGCGTCAGTAATAATTCAACAAGATCCATTTAACAGTGTAACTGTAACTGGTTCTTATATGTATGCAGTTGCTCGTCCATACGTTTTAGGTACTAACTCTGTTAATTTTCAAGTAACATATGGTGAAGCTTCATTTGACGAAAGCGGTAGTATAATAGGATTTGCTACTGTATTTAATGGTTCTACCACTATCACAGGTAGTGATATTACTGATTGGGGAACTAATGATGCTTATATGTTAGATATAATTGCTCAACAACAAGGTACTACAGTTATTGAAGTAGTATCAAGTAGTTTAAATTTATCATAAAATATTTGGATAAGTAAACATTTTTTTGTATAATTAAAGTTATGAATATAATCTTTCAAATTAGTGGGGGTATTGGAAAATGTATTATGGCTACAGCTGTATGTGAAGCTATAAAAAAACAATATCCTGAATCAAAATTAGTAACAGTATCTGGATATGCTGATGTATTTTTAAATAATCCATATGTAGATCGCGCTTATACTTTTAATAATTTAATTTATTTCTATGAGGAATATGTTAAAGATAAAGATTTTAAAGTATTTGCTCATGATCCATATTTCCAAACAGAACATTTAAAACAAAATGAACACTTGATTAAAACATGGTGTGAAATGTTTGGTGTAAAATATGATGGAGAATTACCTCAAATATTTTTAACTGATCGAGAAATTAAATTTTATAAAAATCGTTATACATCTGACAGACCACTTATGGTTATTCAAACAAATGGTGGTGCTGATAATGGATTAAAATATTCGTGGGCTAGAGATATACCACATAAAGATGTAATTAACGTTATAAATCATTTTAAAAAAGAATATCAAATAGTTCATATTAAACGTGAAGATCAAATAGAATATGATAATACAACACCTGTAACAGATAGTTTTAGAGGATTAGTTGTATTAGTTGCATTAAGTGAAAAACGTTTATTTATGGATAGTGTAGGCCAACATATAGCAGCTGCATTAAATATCCCTTCTACAGTATGTTGGATTGTCAATAAACCAGAAGTATTTGGTTATAAAATACATGATAATATTGTTGCTAACGAATTTACTAAAAAACCCGAATTGCGAAATTCATATCTACATGCATTTAACATTGGTGGAGATTTAGTAGAATTTCCTTATGTTAGTGAAAGTGAAATATTTAATTCTCAAGATATTATTGCATCTATAAAAAAACAATAGGTTATAATGGAACAATTATTTTTCCAAAGTTCATTACCAAGAGCTGGTAGTACTTTACTCCAAAATATAATAGCTCAAAATCCAGATTTTTACGCTACTCCAACTTCAGGAGTACTTGAATTGATATTTGCTGCTCGTGCTAATTATACTGAATCACCTGAATTTCAAGCACAAGATGTTGATTTAATGCGAACAGGATTTTTAAATTTCTGTCGTGGTGGAATGGATGCTTTTTATAATTCAATTACAGATAAAAAATATGTAATGGATAAATCAAGGGGGTGGGGTATTCATAGAGATTTTTTAGAATTAATATATCCTGAACCAAAAATTATATGTTTAGTTCGTGATTTACGTGATATATATGCTTCTATGGAAAAGAATAATCGCAAAAATCCAGATAAAGCTAATCCTATACTAAATTGGGCTCAGATGTCAGGCACTAGTGTTCCTAAACGAATAGATATATGGGCACAATCTCAACCTGTTGGTTTAGCTATTGAACGTTTACAGGAAATAATAAGAATGGGTTATGATAGTAAAATTTTATTTATTCGTTATGAAGATTTATGTTTATATCCTGAACGAGAAATGAATAAAATATATCACTATTTAGGTATTAACAGTTATGAACATGATTTTAATAACATCCAACAAATAACTAAAGAAGATGATGAAGTATATGGTATATTTGGTGATCATGAAATAAGAACTAAATTAGAACCAACACGTTCACGTGCTAAACATATTTTAGGAAGTGATGTTTGTGATTGGATTTACAACAATTATAGATGGTTTTACGATAGATTTGACTATAAAAAATGATCATAGTACTATTTGGACAACCACATAGTGGAAAAACTACATTAGCAAAACAGTTTCCTACATACAAAAATATAGATGGAGATGAACTTAGAGAATTATTCTCTAATAAAGACTATAGTAGAGAAGGTCGCATTAAAAACTTAAACAGAGCTAGTGATATTGCTCATTACTTACATAAACAAGGTAATGATATTGTACTATCTTTAGTATACCCCTATAAAGAAGCAAGAGACTATCTTAATTCATTAGAAGATAATGTAAAATGGGTACATTTAGTATATGAAATAGACAGAGGTAGAGAAGAATACCATGTAAAAGATTTTGAATATCCTACAGACGATGAAGCATTATACCTAAATACAGAATGGTTAGATGTTGAACGCTGTAAGGCTTATATTTTAGAGTATATTAAAGAATAATGATAGTACAACGTAAAAGACATATTGCTAAAACAATATCATACCGTGTTATCAGTACATTAATTGGTTTTGCTATAATGTATTATGTAACAGATTCTATTAAAATAGGAGCTACATTTAGTATAGCTGAATTAGTATATAAACCTATTCAATACTATATTCACGAACGTGTTTGGTATAAATGGATTAAGTTTGGTCTTAAGTAATATTTATACGAAAAACATAATTAATTAATGGCTAATATCCCCGTATATGCTGGTAGCTCATCATTTTTTCCAGGCGATACTGCTTTTGGATTCTATGATTATCAATATGATTTTCAAACAGATGCTGATAGTGTTGTAACATTTGTTACAAGACGTTTAGGATGGCCTATTGAAGTAGTTGAATTAACCCCAAGTCAAATATATACTGCGTTTGAAGAAGCAGTAACTGTATATGGAAATGAAGTATACCAATTTCAAATTAGAGAAAATATGCTCTCTATGGAAGGTAATACAACAGGTTCTGTTTACAACCAAAAATTAATGAATCCATCACTTGGTGGTATAGTTAGATTAGCATCTAATTATGGTGAAGAAACAGGAACTGGTGGTAATGTTACTTGGTATAGTGGTGCTGTTCATTTACAAGCAGGTACTCAATCATACGATTTAAATCTATGGGCACAACAATCAGCCTCTATTAGTTCTAACGATTATATTGAAGTAAAACGTGTATTTTTTGAAGCACCTCCAGCTGCATTACGATATTTTGATCCATATGTAGGTATTGGTTATAGTTATGAAGGTTTACTTAATAGCTTTGGATTTGGTGCCTATTCTCCTGCTATTACTTTCTTATTAATGCCATTATTTTTTGATTTACAACGTATCCAAGCAATTGAATTGAATGATCAAATAAGAAAAGCAGCATTTTCATTTGAAATACAAACCAACCAATTAAAAATATTCCCTATTCCATTAATAGATTTTCCATTATGGATTAACTATGTTAAAGGTAGTGAAAGAGATAGTGTAGAAGGTGGTAGAAACGCAAGTGGATCAGCAATGACTAATTTAATTACTAATCCATCTAACGTACCATATGAAAATCCAAATTATAATTACATAAATTCAGTAGGTAGAATGTGGATATTCCAATATACATTAGCACTATGTAGAGAAATATTAGGATATGTTAGAGGTAAATATACTCAAGTACCTATTCCTGGTTCTGAAGTAACATTAAATCAAGCTGATTTGTTATCTGATGCTAGAGAAACTAAAACAGCCTTAATTGAAGGATTAAGAGGTACATTAGAGGAAACAGGACGTCAAAAACAATTAGAAAAACAAGCAGCTAACGCTGACAATTTAAATAAAACACTAAGCAACATCCCAATGGGATTATATGTTTTTTAATATGATATCATTAGAAACACTATTAACTGAAGCATCATTTGATACACATTTCGTGCAAATTGTAATCAAAATGAGAAAAGATTTTAATTTTACTGAAATATATAATCAAGTGCGTGCTATTCGAGATGTAGTAGTTGTTAACGTTGTTGATAATGAAAAACTAGATGCTGCTTCTATAGGTGATAACAAATATTCATTATTAGAAATGAAATTTATTTCTGAAGGATCACCAATAGACACAATTAAAATGATTAAACATGAAGCATTGAAAATACCTGGATTGATAAAGTTTTTAGTTAGAACAAAAACAATGCTAAAAATCAGAAATTATTAATATGGCACTTTACGGATCTACTCGTGATATTGGTTTTTTTCATATAATTAATACTGAATTAATCCATAATATTATTGAGCAAAATATAGGTTATTATCAAATATCATTAGATGAAACATCAACAAACGTGTATGGTGAAGCAGCTAATGGTACTAAAATGTACCTACCACCAGTACTAATTCAGTGTTTAATAGATAGAGGGGATTACGAGGGAAATTATAGTGATTTAGGACCTAATGTTACTAGAAATTTTGGTTTTAGATTTTTACGTAGTGATCTAGTAGTACAAAATGTGGTTCCTCAAATAGGAGATGTTATATTATGGAATAACGATTATTATGAAGTAAATTTAGTAAATGAAAACCAAGATATTGTTGGTAAAGTACCACAATACAATTATGGTGGTGCTTATTTAGATGATTTTGGAGCTAGTTTCTCTATTATTTGCCTTGCTAATTATGTATCACCAGAAAAACTAGGATTAACCCAAGTTAGATAATGCCAATAGAATTACCAATATTACCAGGAACACCAGCTCAACGAGTAAACGAGCAAATTAATCCGTATATTCCGGGTACTGCTCCTATATTACCTGAAGATAAAATTACTCGTGCTAATCAAATATCTGTTAATATTGAAGATGATATTAAACCATTTTCATTAGGTTTACAAGACATAGATAATGCGGTATTTTATTATTTTGAAAATATTATTCAACCAACAATAATTCAAAATGGTAATAGTATTAAAGTTCCCGTTATATATGGTTCACAAGAACGTTGGGTAGCTGTTCAAAAAGATGGATATTATCGTGATAAAAACGGTAAAATAATGTATCCTGTTATAATGATTAAACGAACTGGGTTTGAAAAAAATAGAACATTAGCAAATAAATTAGACGGAAATAATGTAAATAATTTTGCTGTATCTAAAGCAAGATATAATTCACAAAATCAATATACACCATTTGATGCATTAAATAATTTTGTTGCATCTGAAAAATTTTATCTAACACCAGTACCAGATTATGTTAATATAACATACGATTGTGTTGTCTTAACTAATTACATGGCTGAAAATAATAAAATAATAGAATCTATTGAATTTGCTTCAGATTCATATTGGGGTGATAAAAATCATTTTCAATTTAGAACATATATTGATAGATTTGATTCAACTAATGAATACGCTATTAACGAAGAACGTGTAGTAAAAACAAATATGAGTATAACATTGTATGGTTATATTGTTCCTGATACATTAAATAGAGATTTGGCTACCAATGGTAAACGTCAATTCTTTTCTAAATCAGTTGTTTCTATCACTTCAGAAGTAGTAAAAAATGTTAGTAATCCTCGAGCGGGAGAATTATAATTGTTATATTTATATATATAAAATACGTTATGTTAAGTAAATTTAAAACAATAGCTAAAGCTTGGATAACAGCCGCTAATCATACTCCCGAACAAAAAGCACTAGCTGAAGAACGGTTGGAAGTATGTAATGATTGTGAATATCGTAAAGAAAATACTGACATATTAAATTTTTATTATTGTGGTGAATGTGGATGTCCATTAAATGGAAAAATATTCACAGACGTAAGATTACCAATGGAAGATAAATGTCCTAAAGGAAAATGGAAAAAATAATTAAATCAAATACAAAAATGGAAAACGAAAAATTAACAACAGAAGAATTTGAAGAAATTAAGCAAAATCACTTAGAATATGAGCAAGCTGTTCATGCTTTAGGTAATTTAGAATTAAATCACGTTGCTTTAAAAGAACAATTAACTTATTTAGAAAACAATAAAACAGTTCTTTTAGAGAAAATTAAGGAAATTGTTACTAAAAAAACAGAAATTAGTAATAAGTTAGGAGAAAAATATGGAGATAAGCAAGTTGATTTAGAAACTGGTGAGCTTAGTTAATTTTTGTTTGGTTTTGTAAAGGTTTTAGAATATTTATACTTAGAATAAACCCTATCAAAATTTAAATAAAGATACAAATGGCAGAAGCAATTATATCTCCCGGTGTATATACCAACGAAAATGATCAAAGTGCAGTATCATTAGGACCAGTTGTAATTGGTGCCGCAATTGTCGGCCCAACAGTAAATGGTATTCCTTATGTACCTACTATAGTTACCTCATATAGTGATTATATAGCTAAATTCGGTACTACATTTGAAAATGGTACTAGTGGAAGTACAGAATATTTCACTTCTATAGCAGCACGAAATTATTTCGAAAACGGAGGTAATACATTATTAGTAACAAGAATAACTCATGCTGGTACAGGTTCAACAGCTTTAAATAGTTTTGCATCAGCAAGTGCTCCATCAAGTGGTACTTTAGCAACAAGTTTCACTTTAGAAACATTAGCTTGGGGTGCTCAAATGAATAATGCAGGTGGTACAATAGTATCAGGTGCTTTACCAAGTGGTAGTGCTGATAACGTACGTTGGGAAGTTACAAATGTAAATTATAACTTAGGTACATTTACTTTACTTGTTAGAAGCGGTAACGATAATAACAATCAGAAAAATGTATTAGAAACATGGACTAACTTGTCTATGGATATTAATCAACCTAACTACATTTCTAGAGTAATTGGTGATACAAAACCAGTTTATACTTATTCACCTACTGATGGTCAAGGATATGTTGATTATGCTGGTGATTTTCCAAATGCTTCAAGATATATTAGAGTAGCTAGTGTTCCTCAAGTACAATACAATACATTTACTAATAATGGAACTTACAATGCTGCTGCTTATAGTGCAAGTTTACCTGCTCCAGGAAGTGGTTCATTAAATGGTGCATTTAACGGTGGTATTGTTGATACTAATTTATCTCGTTATATGTTTAGTGAAATAACTAATGGTGTAACAAATACTCAAGGATTTACAACATCTGATTATGCTCCTGCTTTAAATTTATTAAATAATACAGACGAATATCAATTTAATCTGTTATTAACTCCTGGTTTATTCTTAGCTGGTGGTAATACTACTATTAATATTGGTGGTAATAATGCTGATCCAATTGCTGTTTGCGCAAATAGAACAGATGCTTTAGCAGTTGTTGACCCATTACCTTATGGTGGAACTGTTACAGGTGCTGCTACAGCAGCTAATGCTTCAAATTCTAGCTACGGTGCTGCATATTGGCCATGGTGTCAAGTATTTAGTGGTCCAATGGGTAGATTAGTTTGGGTTCCTGCTTCAGTATTAATGGGTGGTGTATTTGCATTCACTGATGAAGTAAGTGCTCCATGGTTTGCTCCTGCAGGTACTACTCGTGGTGGTATTCCAAACGTAGTTAAAGTAGAAAGAAAATTATCACTAAACGATAGAAATACATTATATACTGATAACATTAATCCATTAGCTACATTCCCAGGTGAAGGTGTTGTAGTATTTGGTCAAAAGACATTACAACAAAAAGCAACTGCTCTTGATCGTGTAAATGTAAGACGTTTATTAATTAACCTTAAAAACTACATTAGTGGTATTGGTCGTACATTAGTATTTGAACAAAATACAGCTGTTACAAGAAATAAATTCTTAAATCAAGTTAACCCATATCTTGATAATGTAGTACAAAAACAAGGTCTATACGCTTACAAAGTTATAATGGATGAATCTAACAACACTCCAGATGTTGTAGATAGAAATCAGTTAATTGGTCAGATTTATGTTCAACCAACTAAAACAGCTGAATTTGTAATTTTAGACTTTACAATTTTACCGACAGGAGTTGAATTCCCTGCCTAATTAAATATTTATAAATAAAACCAGATTAAATATAACACGACATGGCCGTATTAGACGCAAATGAAATAATGTTTACACAATATGAACCTAAAGTTCCTAATAGATTCATAATGTACATTGACGGTATCCCTTCATATCTTGTTAAAGGAGTAAGTGCTGTAAGCTTTGATGATGGAGAAATTATTCTTGACCATATAAACACATACAGAAAAATCCGTAGTGGCAAAAGAATATGGGGAGATATGACATTTACTTTATTTGATCCAATCGCTCCATCAGGTGCTCAAGCAGTAATGGAATGGGCTCGTTTAGCATATGAATCAGTAACAGGCCGTGCAGGTTATTCTGATTTTTATAAAAAAGATCTTACATTCAATGTTTTAGGTCCTGTAGGAGATGTTGTAGGAGAATGGATTGTTAAAGGTGCTTTTATTAAAGAAGCTAACTTTGATGATTATGATTGGTCAACTTACACTGAAGCAATCAATCTTACTATGACT